ACCTAAAAAGCGGCAATCCAACGGTCACACTAAACGATGGACTCAATGGATTTTACATGCTCGACTTTACTAGTGATTTGATGAACTGGGCTTTGTATCCAACCCCAGACGCATTAGATTTTGACGGATTAAACGTTATTTCGGTATCCGCTACGGGCGCAGATGGCAATTCGCTCGTGACCATGCAATACATTAAGCGCTACATAGGAGTATAAACACATGGCAGAGCAATCTATTGGAATGGCGACGGGCGTCGGAATAGCATTCGGAGATGGCAACGGCAGCGGCTATGCATCATCGCGAATGATCGCAATGGAAACCAAGACACTCAGCGACGGCGTACTTCAGACCGGCTCACTCTTGGCAATGACCGGCAACGGAACGAACACGTTGACCATCGCAGCGGGAGCGGCAATTGTCGGCGGTTACTTCTACGAGAACACATCATCGTCAGCTATTGTTATTTCAACGCTAGCCAACGCCACCTACAACGTTGTTGTCTTTGTCAATGACACCGCTGGCGCTTTGACCGTCTCGAGGAGTGTCAGCGGTACAACCGTAACGACCTACGCAGTGCGTGTCGCAGTGTGTACCGCGGCCCAGCTCGTCGGTCGTACATACTTGCAATTGGGCACCGTACAGGTCAGTGGCGCGGCAATCACTGCGTCTGGCATAACCCCAGACTATACTATGTACGGAACGACCACGCAGTTACCGTATCAAAGCTACACGCAGTTGACTGGCGGTACCGTTACGATGACTTTGGCAAACACGCAGTACGACATTGTCAGCTACTCATCAGCAACCACAACGTCAGACGCAATATTCAGCGTGGTAAATGCGACCGGTATTGTGACGGTACGGCGTGCGGGATTGTACAGTATCAACGCGTTTATCACCTACGGCACATCTTCGGCAGGAAGCCGTACGCCTGCGCTGAAAGTCAACGGTACCGTGACGCAACGAAACATGATGACACCAGGCGCGGCAACTTCGTACTCTGCTTCCACATGGACGCAAATTTTGGCAGCAGGTGACACTGTGAACATCTCATCAAACAACATCGGCGCAGCAGGTGCAACGGTTACTGATTGTCTCTTCACCGTGACTCGAGCATAGTATGCCAACACAAGCAACGTTCACACTGTACGAAGCGGACGGCACACCGGTCGGTATGATTGACCCGCTGAATTACTCGGTTAGTCATCAGGTCAACTCACCAAGCGTCCTCGTCCTTCGTCTCGATCTGCGCACCACGTTGGCTGCGCAGATTGAAATCGAATACATTGTCCGCATGATACGCAGCGACGCAGCGGGCGGAATGAATGCATATGAGGAAATCATCGGAGCGGTGCGTGTGATGCGTCGCATGTATAACGTCAATCCGATGATGGAGATTGTCGTCGTCGATGCGACGCGTGTCTTACAAGACCGCATCGTTGCATGGTATCCAAATCTACAAGGTGTCTCGTGTTTTATGCCGTCAATCTACTCGACAGCATCGTCAATCATTACGCAGTTATGGAACTACAACATCGGCACCAACGCCAACGGAGCGCCACCATACTTGACCGCTGACCTAAGCCGTCGATACAGTACAACGTTATCTCGATGGACCGACGGACGATTGACCGGAGCGGTCAACGTTGCCGACCTCGGACTGGGCACCGGCTTTGCGCTGGCGTGCTCGGGTGAGAACGTACTGATAACCATGCAAAAGATAGCGGACGTGGCTTCGATTGACTTCGAGGTGCGCTTTGATATTGCGACGTTGCAATACACGCTTTTCTACGCAAACACGCTCGGAGCCGACCGTACAAGCGTCGTCCGCATGAGTCAAGCCAACGGCACCATCGGCAACTTCGAATACTCAACCGACGCGATGACCTCGCCAACCTTCGTCATCGCCACGGGTAAGGGCAAAGACAAAGCGATGCTTCGCGGGTCGTTTCCTTCGCCAGCACCGACCGGCTACGAACTGCGCGAAGTACTCATCAAGGGCGGCGACTCCGAAACCGTCTATCATCTGACCGCACTGGCCAAGCGTCGATGGCGCCAAGAGCAACGTAAACAAAAGCTCTACACTATCGAAGTATTACAATCGTCCGTACTCCAATACGGTCGCGATTACTTCCTCGGTGACTTGGTAACGGTATCGCCAGACTCGGTGAACAGCTTTACGCGGAAGATTTTCGGCGTACAATTGAGCGCAGATTCAACTGGTAGAGAGGATGTCAAAATTGAGCTCGCCAACCCCTAACACGGCAGCAATGGTTAACGGTCGGCTCGTTCAGTTGGAACGCGGCGACAACATGGTATACATCACGCTCACACGCACATCGACGCTGAGCATTACGACGGCGGGTGTAACGGTCACGTGGCAAAACCTCATCGATGCCGGATGCGCAGTCGCTTGGTCGGGCTCTACGATAACGGTGCCGGTGTCGGGCTACTACTCATTGACTTTTAACGGCAAGATGTCTACACGTGACAGTGTTGTCGGCGACATCCTCGTCAACGGTGTCGAAGTTGCTACGATGGGAAGCGGCGACGGCAAGGACACAAAGTTTCGATTGACCGCTACACGCTTCTTCAAGGTTGACGACGCAATTCAACTGAGACTCCAAACCGCAACGGGCACGCATACGCTCCAAGTGAACACCGAAGACGCGGCCGGAGAGTCGCCTATTATCAATTTGGTGCTGCTATGATTTATCGCATCTATGATCCGAATACCATCACATTTTCGTATTTCGATGACTACGGCGAAGCGTACGCAGTGCTTCCCGAAGGTGCCGACGTTGAAGAACGACCGTTCACCGAAACCGAAGCAATGGACGCACTGCGCAACGTGCGGAATACGAAGCTGGTCGATTGTGACTATACGCAGCTACCCGACGTCGGACTCGATGCGGTCACCGTGGACGCGTGGCGAGTGTATCGCCAGCAACTGCGCGACATCACCGACGGGCTCGTGTGGAACGTCACCACGTGGCCAGCAAAGCCGGTATAATACGAATACCGCGGTGTCCTATTCTTGGCAGAACTGCACCGCGGTGCTATAATCAATCATCCGAAGCGGTGCCTTTCCCGTGACGGTCATCTGCACCAACGCCACGCACTGCAATGCGTGGCGTTGGTGTATAATTTAGTCATTCCCGGGATGTCCGGGTAATGCTCATACGATTACACGAAGCCCGACGCACCACTTTGCGTCGGGCTTTGTGTTTGCTTTTTACTTTGCATGTGCCGTTAGCTCGAGACTCGTAACATGCAAAGCCGGTCGTCACCGAGCAATGCGAACGCGAACGTGGTATTTAGTGACTTCCGCATCCGATAACATTGTACCACGTGACGAGTTTTGTGTTGACGCTTGACTGATTCAATAGCATGATATAAAATAATGACGGATGAGAGAAGATACAGAAAGGCAATCACTATGTCCGTACTGACCGACCTGCGAAGACCGATACATGAGCGAATTACCCTCGCCATCCATCGGGCCGACAATGACCGCACCTTGAGCGCCTGCGAAATGATTGTAGCGATTGACAGAGAGTTCGCGAAGCGCGTCGTCGGGATGCTCGACTATGCCGACATCGAGTACGGTACGCGCACCTACGCAGTACTGCGCAGCGACCACGGCACCATCATCAACCCAGCTGGCGGCTATTGGCATTCAACGACACGCGAAGCGCGACGCTTCAGAAAGGCGCAATGATGCGTAACAGATTCTTCGAATGGCTCCAAGTGATGGGCCTCGGTGGTTACACGCTGAAGTTCACCGGGACCGAGCGCAATGCATCGATGACCGTACTCCAAAATGTTTTGTATCGCGATTACGACATGTACAAGTTCATCACGCAGCGTCGCGACGTGGGAGCGGTCTATGTGACCGCCACGTGTGGGTGTGAGTTTCTCATTGAACGCGATGAGAACTACACCAACCGCGTCTGCGATGCGCACTACATGTTGAGCATTATTGAGGAGGCACGCAGTGACACCGCGACCAACTATTGACACCGAACTCAAACAGGTAAGCGAAGAAATCGAGACGCTACGACGTAAGCTTTTGACCTACCTGACCAAGCGCGAAGAACAACGACACTTAGTACTATTATTACGAGAAGCCAAGCTTCGTTCAGTCATTCAGCAGCGGAACAAAGAACACGAGGAGCCCACACGATGAGCGTACCGTTGATAGAGTGGCATTGTACCGGGATGGCTTGGCGCGTGCGTTACGAGACCGCACAGAGGCGCTACAGCGCACGCGTGGCCATGGGTATGGATGGCGTATGGATTGGCACACTCGAGACCACCGGCGGACGAAAAGACCGCACCGTCAAAACTTACAAAGGCAAGACTTTCGACGACGTGCGGGCCCAGATTGATGCGGTGTTCATTGCAAGGACGATTCACCTATGAGAGCGGGACAGAAATACACGTTCACCATGGAAACCGCACAGCGATACATCGAGAAACACGGAGCCGCCTTCGAGGCGGCTTTGTGGGATGCTTCGCGATCTGCAAAAAGTGTCGCTGATGAATACGGCTACGACTATGCGACCGTTTACAAACTGCGTCGCACCTTGGTGCCAGACTCACACCGTAGTATACGGAATCATCCGGTCACCGGCGAGATGCTGCGCGCATTTGAAGGCAAGGCGACGAACCGACAACTGGCGAAGCGCTTCGGTATTGCGTACTCAACCTTGGAAGTGATGCGTCGTCGCCACGTGGGCAAGCGCATTAAAGACCCGGTAAAACTGACCGAGTCGGTCATGGTGTTGCTACGGTCTACATTTAGCAATCAACGCGTGGCCAAAGCTTTGGACGTCAGCGGTCGTACCATTTGGATGCTACGTACAACTATGAACATTCGAGCGCCAAAGGTGCGCGTCGTCATTACCGAGGAGCAGCGGGCTATATTGGATTCGACATCGAATGACAAAGAAGCTGGCGAAGCGCTTGGGGTTAAGTGGACCACGGCGAAGTATTGGCGGTTCTTATATCGGGAGGGATTGATATGACACGCAAGTTCATCACCAGACACCAAGAGAACGAAGAAATAGTACCACTATGGGGTCGGTTTCTCTACTGTCGACGCACAGAGTTCGACACCGATGAATTTGTAATAGTCGTTTCTTCGCAAGGCAGAGAGATGCGCGGTAAGAATGGCGTCGTTGGCGAATACTACGTCGATGAGCGCAACGGTTCGTACTATTCTATGCAAGTCTATATGAGACCGCACTATAACTCACCTCTGACAGGTATTGTCAAACTTAACGGATACAAGCTATCCATTAATCACTTCAATACATCGGCCGACACTTTGGCGGCTCACACGCACAAAAACGCGGCGACCGACATCGTGCGACGGTTAAACGATGGCGACTTTGACGGCACCTACGCAGACAATGTCGCTCGCCATGGCGTCAAGGAAGGACAGTTGACACTACTATGATATGCAAAGACGACCTGCGTTATACCGATGACGTCATAGCGACCCTACAGAGCGACAACCCCAGCTGGTACATTGCGCGTGCGCTGAACATCCACGTCGACGACGTCGGCTATCACTACGAAGAAGTGCGCGGTATGAAGCACCACGGCGCCATCATGGTGATAGAGTTCGAAGAGGTAGACACATACCCGACCGATCTGTCGTGGTATGCCAAGCGGTCAGTGAAGCAAATCGGTATAGAGTTATCGAAGCCTTGGCGCGAAGTGAAAGAACATTGCGTCGAACACGGTATAGTCACCAAGGCCAGAGGAAGACCACGGGTAACGGCAGACTTCCCGACGTCGCCAGAATGGTATTCGATGCGCACGAGCCAACAAGCTGCGGACGAGTTGCAAGTTAGCTGGAAAGTCATTCGCAGACACATGCATCAGAATGGATACAAAGCACGGATTATTCGTAAGCATCCATGGCCGCGTGACGTGCGGTGGTACGAAGAGCGGACGACATCAGAAATTATAGAAGCACTGAACGTACCGCAGAATACAGTCTATGGCTACTTGCAAAAGCACGGCATCAAAAACAAGTACGACGGATATCGCATCACTTGGCCAACTGACCCGGAATGGTTTTCAGTAAGAACATTACGCCAAATATCAGAAGACTTAGACGTTAACGTCACAACTGCACGCACGTACATTTTTCGTCATAAGCTTGCATACAGAAAGGTTCGGTCGAATGACGCTTGACAAATACAATAGCATGATATAAACTACGGACGGATGAGAAACAACACGAAAGGCAACGACCATGACACCGATGACCAAAGCCCAAGCCGACCAGATGCGATTCACCGTGCGCGAACTTTCCGACTCTTTCATCGAGTTCGCACTGCAGATCGCGCGCATCACCAAAGACGCCATTGCGGTCGAGTTTTACGAAGCGGAGCAAACGCGACGGTATGCTGCGGACATCCTCGCCATCGTGGCACCGCTCGACGCAATCCCAACGTGGGACCAAGTCAACCCAGACGCATAACGACGCAACACACGGAGCGGTCACCTTGACCGCTCCACTACGACATGAGGAGAACTTCCATGAGTGACTTCGAACGCGACCTACAAGAACTGAACTACGAACACGAGCGCACCGAGCAAGGCGACGGTATTCCGCGTATTAGCTGGCTTAGCACCACCAAGACACGCGGTGTGGTCGGCAAGTTCTACGCACGGGCCAACGCCATGCCGGCATTGCCAGCACCTTGGGAAAACTCGTTTCTCTTCGATGACGAGGAAGGCTTTACCGCTGAAGCTTTGCGTATCATCGTGATTCGCAGTCGCACCCAAGCGTACACCGAAGAAACCACCAACGGCATCCGCACCAAGACTTGGCAAACACATTGGAAAGCCAATGCAAACATGCGCTTGTACACTGAGATTCTTTGTTTCATCGAGGGATACGAAGGCGTCGTTGTCTGGCCGGTGAAAGGCTTAGTCGGTCGTGCGGTGACCGCAATGAAGTCCGAGAGCATCTTCGCAGCGATGCGCGAAGTCGCCAACGAAGCCAAGAAGACCGCAAAGCGCGACATCCCTTCGTTCATGTTCTGGGCACCTATCGTACAACCCAAGGACAAGAAGGGCCGCGTGGTCACCACCGACACCGGCTACGGTTCCGCGGTCGTCCTTCCCCAGATTGGCTTCGATGTTGCCAAGGTTGACCGCGATCTTTGCGCATCGTTGTACGTGGGCAAAGAGATGATGACCAAAGCCGAAGCAGCCTACGAAGAGTACCGCGACTGGTCGAAAGAGCAACGCAGTAATGACGAAGCGCCGGCTCAGGTACCAACCGAAGCGCCACGTAACACACCGACCGAGTACGACGAAGACACACGGCCGTTCTAAGACACACGACACGGCGACGCGGGGATAACCTGCGTCGCTTCTTTTTTGGAGACACCATGA